TCGATAAAGTTTGTTTCTGTAATTTCTAATACGATACTTCGATTGGTGAAATCATAATAATAATGCTTTACGAATTCGGTAATAACAAAATTCCTATGTGTTCGCATATAGCTATATATAGGCGTGATAATTTCTAGCTTGTTATTGTCATCTGAATGTATCACCTGTACATCAATCGGCATGAATTGGATTTCATTCATAGCATTAGGCAACTGAGTATATCTATTATAATCGCTCAAATCTTGCAACGTTACAGCGTGCGCTGATAACGTGCATAATGCGAATACAGCCGCAATAATTAACTTTTTCATACTAATACCCCCAATAGTATATATTTACTTCCCTTTTAAATAAGCCTCTATAAGTGCCTTAATGGTAGCCCGTTCATCATCGGTGATGATGTGCTTGCCATATGATAATACATTATCACGCTCAAGAATAACCTTTAAATTAATCCCGTCGGAACTTTCTATATTTAGCAATGTAGAGGGTTCCTTTTTTAATTGCGGTATTTCTAGCTGCTGGATAACGTCTTTTTTCAACGCGCATGCTACATATAAATCATCAATAGCATCGTCGTCATACATAGATAAGTCAATATTGGCGCCACATTGATGAATGAAGTCTATTTTTTGTTGACGCATGGCGTCAAAACCGTCAACCTCACCAGTTAAGTAATACACCGATACGCCAAAATAGTCGGCTATTGCCTTTAATTTATCCAATTTAGGAGACGAGCGGCCTTTCTTCCAATCTGTAAGTGATGCGGTGGATATTCCTGTATCCTTTCCAAGCTTGTAAGCGCTGATGTTTTCTCGATTTAGCAAGCTTTCTATTCGTTGCCAAACAATTTTTTTATTCATTGTTGATTTCCTATTTAAAATTTTTACAAACGCTTAATTGGACTAACTCGCAAATGTGAGATATTATGTAATCACAAGATAGCTAACAAATGCGAGATATGCTAACAAATACATAAATTCGTATTTATTAGCTAACAAATATTAATTAATTCCAATATATCAGAAAAGAGGTGATTTTACAATATGTATGAAAAAATCGACAAGTTATTAAAAGACAATAACATTACACCTTATAGAATGTGCAAGGTGCTAGGCATTAAAACGTCATCTATGACGGCGTGGAAACAAGGCAAATATAAGCCTAGTATTGATAACTTGAAAAAGATTGCTGATTTCTTTGGGACTACTATTGATTATTTCTTATAGAAAGGAAACCACACACAATATGAATTTAATTCCAATCAACGTAAGCGAAAATGATGAGCAATATGTAAGCGGTAGAGATTTACATATGTTCCTAGAGATTGAAACACCATACCCTAAATGGTTTAACAGAATGTGTGAATACGGATTTGTTGAAAACCTTGATTATCGAGTAACGGACAAAAAAGTCCATAACTCAAATGGTGGTAGACAAAGCATTACGGAACATGAATTAACTATTGAAATGGCGAAACAGCTTTGTATGCTTGCAAGAAATGACAAAGGCCGAGAGGCTAGAGAGTACTTTATCGCAGTAGAAAGAGACTGGAACAGCCCAGAAAAAGTCATGAGCCGAGCCTTGAAGATTGCCAATAATGTAATAAACGAGCAAAAGGCACTTATAGCACAACAAGAGCAACAAATCGCAGAATTTCAACCAGTAAGAGATTATGTTGACGAAATTCTAAGCAGCACCAGCACACTAACAACTACGCAAGTTGCTGCTGACTATGATTTATCGGCTAGAGCCTTGAATCAGATTTTACATGAGGCAAAAATCCAGCGGAACGTAAACGGACAATGGATATTGTATAAATCCGAAATGGGTAAAGGATATACAAAGTCAGAAACGTTTACATTCACACGAAATGATGGCCGACTTGATTCTAAAATTCAAACGAAATGGACGCAAAAAGGGCGCTTACGAATTCATGAAATCCTAACCGCTAAAGGTATTGAGGCGGTATGCAAGGGCGTGATGTGATGACGCTGTTCATTGACGAAATACACAAATTTTATAGCAATCCTCAAAATCTAGCAGACTTTGAGGCATGGAAAGAAAGGAAACTACACAATGATGACACAACAAAAACCACGGCGCAGACGCAGACCGATGAAGAAAAAGAAAAACGGCATAATTGATGCGGTGGTAGTAATTGGCTATGTAATACTCATTTATATCGCCTTAGTGCTATGGCTGGCATAAAAAAAGAACAGTCAACAAAAAGCTGACTGTTCAAAATTCCAATCGTTAAGAACGAAAGGAAACCACACAACAACATTGTAATGTATCTATTCTTAATTGTCAAAAGAAAGGAAATCACACAAACATGTACAAGAAAATTTTTGACAGTAAAAACGCCACTCGTGAGGAATGGCTAAAGGTTCGTAAGTTAGGCCTAGGCGGTTCGGATATGGCCGCAGTATTGGGGGTAAGCCCTTGGCGCAGCCCTATTGACGTATGGCTCGATAAAACGAGCGACACAGTAGAGGAAAAGGAAAGCGAGCCGATGTATTGGGGCAATGTACTCGAGGAAGTAGTAGCGCAGGAATTCGCCAAACGCAGCGGGTACAAGGTAAGAAATAACAACTTTACTCTACAAAGTGAGGAATATCCCTATTTATTGGCTAACATTGACCGCGAAATCGTCGGCCTAGACGCTGGCCTTGAATGCAAGACAGCGAACGCATTCAAAGCTAATGAATGGGACGGCGACAATGTGCCAGACGCCTATTATATCCAATGTCAGCATTACATGGCTGTAACTGGAAAATCTAGCTGGTGGATAGCGGCTCTTATTGGTGGCAATACGTTTGTTTATAAAGAAATCAAACGCAATGAGGAAGTTATTGCGGCTATTATCGAAACTGGGGCAGCATTCTGGGAATTAGTCGAAAGTAAGACCATGCCAGCGCCAGACGATACTAAGCAGTGTGAGAATGCACTCAAAAAACTATATCAAAAAAGCAACGGTCAAAGCGTGGAGCTACCTGCTAACTACGGGAACATGATAATTGATTATTTAGAAATTAAGAATCAACTATCCGAGCTAGAAACTAAAAAGCGTGGTATTGAAAACGTGATGAAAGATTTCTTGAAAGACAATGAAAGAGCCACATACGGCGAGCATTTTGTCTCGTGGAAATCCACAAAAGCACGGGAAACATTCGACGCTAAAGCGTTTAAGAATGATTACCCGGAATTGCACAAGCAATATATCAAAGTCGGCGAACCTAGCCGCAGAATGGACATTAAATAATGAAAGCATATTCATTGACACAGCTGCTTAATGTTGTTCCTTGTGATTTTGATGTAAAAATCATCGGCAATTGCGGAGTTGATACCGCGTATGTTGTACGAGTTGATTATAAAAGAAAGACAGTAACCATAGGGGTGTAATAATGGAAAATACAGAAAATACAACAATCGAAACAGTAGAAACAAAACCAAAAAGAAAGCATTTACTTGCAGAAATAGCAAAATTAAAAGAGCTTAACAAAAAGCTAGAAGATAATCTCGAATATAGCAATATGCGAGTTGATAGTCGCGAAAGAAATATCACCGAACTAAAAGCAGAAATCGCCGCATTGCGTGCATATGTGGCAGGCGTAAAAGGCGACGCATTCCCAGAAAGCGAGGATAAATAATGGCAACTACAACAGAAATTAAACTAAAGAAAAATAATATCGTAGCTCAAAAAGAGGCTAAGACAGTAAAAGGCATGCTTGAAACACCAGCTTTCAAAAAGAAATTTGAAGAAATGCTCGGCAAAAAGGCAGCTGGGTTTATCTCGAGCATTATCGCGGTTACAAATAGCAGCAATTATCTTATGAAAGCTGACCCTGCTACAGTTATCGGCGCAGCAGCACAGGCGGCCATGTTGGACTTACCGATTAATCAATCTCTAGGCTTTGCGTACATCGTGCCTTATAAAGGGGCCGCACAATTCCAACTCGGATATAAGGGCTATATCCAACTAGCCCAACGCAGCGGCCAATATGCCGATATTGGGGCAAAAACAGTATACGAGGGCGAGCTTGAATATGAAAATAGACTGCTTGATAAGTTTAGATTCGGCGAACGTACAAGCGATAAAGTCATCGGCTACCTAGCTTATTTCAGACTTACAAACGGCTTTGAAAAAATGCTGTACATGACTATTGACGAGGCGCAGGCTCATGCTAAGAAATACAGTCAAAACTATAAGGGTGGTACCGACAAATGGGGCCTTGCAGATTTCAATATAATGGCAGAAAAAACAGTGCTCAAACGCCTACTTTCAAAATATGGCCCGTTGAGCATTGAAAGCATCCAAATGAGCCAAGCCCTAGCCAATGACGGCGGCGTGATTAGCATGAATAATGACGGCGATTTTGATGTCAATTTCAGCGGCGAAACTATCGACGCTGAAACCGAAACAGAGGAATCGACGGACAAACCTGCAGAAAATCACGATACCTACATCGTAGGTGGCGAGGTTATCGACGCAGAAACTGGCGAGGTAGTACATGATGACAAATAACGATAAAATGCTCGCTCAATTCGGTGCTGACTGGGTAAAGGTAAGGGATTTTATCGAATCATTAAGGGCGTTTTATATTTCTTACACGCCTACGTTTATGGTGCGAATAGAAAAGGAGACAGGTGTGCCCGCCAATACAGTAAAAAGCATTTTAGACTACGGCCTACAGATTGGGCTATATGGTAAGACGAGCGACAGAGATTATATCACGTTATCGCCTGTCAAATAGAAAGGAGCAACATGGCAGAACCTAAGCGATATTTTTGGTTGAAACTGCACAAGGATTTTTTTCAACGTAAAGAAATCAAGCGTTTGAGAAAAATCGCTGGCGGCGATACATATACAATCATCTATTTAAAAATGCTGCTACGCTCGATTATGAGCGAGGGCAAGCTATATTTTGACGGATTAGAGGAAGATTTCGCCGCTGAGGTGGCGCTTGACCTAGACGAAAGCGAGGAAAACGTACAAATCACTATCACATATTTGCTAAATAGTGGCTTGTTAGAAATGCGTTCCGACGATGAATATTATCTTCCCGATACAAAAAATAGTACAGGGTGCGAGACCGCAGTAGCTGCAAGGGTTCGCAGGCACCGAGAGAAACAAAAAGCGTTACATTGTAACGCCGATGTAACGCAAGTGAAACATTTATGTAACGGAGAGATAGAGAAAGAGATAGATAAAGAGAAAGAGAAAGATATAGAGATAGAACACAGAGATAGAGATATAACTATATCTACAACTAGAGAAAATAAAGAAATCGAAAATCCTCAATCTCTTTCCCCTATTTCAAATATTGATATTTATGATTTATGGACAAACTATTTTGGAGTGATTTCCTCTTTTGTTAAAGGCTCACTTGATGACCTTATCGCTGAATATGGCCTTGTCAATGTAGCGGACGCCTTACACATAGCAAAAGAGCGAGGAAAATCACGGGTGCAATATGTAGAGGGAATTTTGAAAAATCAGAGGTTAGAAAATGGAGCAAATGGACGTAATGGCAGCACTCGAGCGACTACGAGAAAAGATGAGCAAGTCGACTGGGAGCAAGAGGCGGCCAAGACCTACGGAAAAGATTGAGTTTTTTAAGCCAATCTATGACAAGCCGATTGTACTTAAAACTAACATCAACGAAACATATGCAGCTGCTGGCATTCCTAAACGTTACTACGAAATGAGTTTTGAATGGATTAAAGAGCATGGCACATTTCAAAGCGCTAACAAAGAGGCATATGCCGTTGTTAAAGATTACAGGGATAATCTGGCGGAGTACATGAATACAGGAAAGGGCCTCATATTAAGGGGACCCGCTGGCACGGGTAAGACGTCGCTCGCTGTATGCATTTTAAAAGAGGTGATGAAGTTAAACACAGGGGCAATGATGATTTCAATGCCTAACTTGCTTGATACTATGCTCACCTTATCAAAGGGCGATAGAGTGGCGTACCTTGCCTATGAGCAAAAATTGAAACACATCCCAATGTTGCTGCTTGATGATTTCGGGGCGGAATATTCCAAATCGGATTGGGTGGCGGCTAAAGTCGAAAGTATCATCATTGAACGATACAACAGCATGAGGCCGATTATCCTTACCACGAACTACAGCGACCAATGGACTAAGGATAATTACAGCGGCCGCATATATGACCGCTTACGCGGTGAGTATAAAGTCGCGGTATTCATGGGGCAGTCTCATAGAATCTAAAATTGATTTATTCGCCCTGTATGCTCGTTTAAATTTTTCGACGATAAAATACTCGTGAGAAATATTACACAGGGCAAGACGGGGCGGAAATCAACGCCAAATTAAAAATTAATGCAAAAGATATAGAGGTGATTACAACGAATGAAAATTTTAGATGCGTGTTGTGGCTCTAAAATGTTCTGGTTCGACAAAGAAAATGTAAATACTGTTTATATAGACAATCGAACAGTGGACACGACTTTATGCGACGGCAGGCGTTTGATTGTACGGCCAGATATAATAGAAGATTTTCGAAAAATGCCGTTTGAAAACGAAACTTTTTACCTAGTCATTTTTGACCCGCCTCATTTAGTAAATGCTGGAGATACGTCATTTTTAAGCCTAAAATATGGGACCTTAAAAAATACATGGCAGGAAGATATACGGCAAGGGCTTGCAGAATGTTGGCGAGTGTTAAAAACAAACGGGACTATGATTTTTAAATGGAATGAGCAGCAAGTATCTTTTTCAATGGTGAAAAAATTATTCCCTTGTGAGCCGCTTATTGGGCAGCGTAGAGGTAAAACAATCTGGCTTGTATTTTTTAAGAATTGATATAGAGGTGAAATCTTGGAAATTGTAATTCACGGCCAACCAAGGACGAAAAAGAACAGCGCTCGCATTGTGATAAGGGACAATATCAGAAAACTCCTACCCTCGGACGCATTTATTCGATACGAAAAGGCGGCGTTGTTGCAGCTGGCACATGTTGGCGCTGTTCAAGGACCAATCTCAGTATGTTGCCGTTATTACTTACAAGACAGACGCAGTTGGCCCGATTTGGTTGGCCTATTACAAGCAACTTCTGACATATTGCAAGACGCTGGAATCATTGAGGACGATAAATATATCGTGAATTATGACGGCTCGGAAATCGTAGGGCTTGATAAGGACAATCCTAGAGTAGTGATTGCAATTCATCAAATTACAGAATCAAGTATCTTATGCGATGAATATGCCAAGGCGAAAGCTAGAGAGTGCGACACCACTCAAAAGCCCAAACGCCGACAAGTTGCCAAGAGAGGGGCTAAGGCTAAACCGAAAGCCCCTACCTCAATCTCATATATCGAATATCGAAAGTTAATGATGAAAGGAAACCACACACATGGACGAAATAGAGTACAGACTACGCCTAAAAGGCGGGATTGATATAGAGGCGGTTATAGCAGCCTCATCGGAAAGCGACGCTATCGATAAAGCGGACGCCATTCAAGAGGCAATCAATAATCAAATTACGATTGATTGCGGCAATATCGCCAATGTAAAAGAAATTATCACAAATGAAATTACATTGAAATTCGTATGCGCAGAAATCGCAGATTAGGGGGGACAACATGGGATATATTAAGGCAGAATACGGCAAGGACGGAAAATTTAAGTTAGATATTGAAGTTAAAGATTGCGATTCTATCGAATTATTATCTTTTGCTGGTCGCGTAGCTGAGGAAATTCTTAATAGTATAGCCAAAGGGAAAGCAAAAACGTTTATAGGATACAAAAGAGCGCTTATCGGTGCCATAGAGTGTGCGGAGTTTAACAATCATGAAGAGACTATAGCAAAACGGAAAGCGACAATGAAAGGAGCCTAATTGTGTTTGTAGAAGATAAGAAGCAATATTGCTGGGTTACGCCCAACGGAATCGGCGGCCCAGAGGATAGCGTAGAGCAGGCAGTCAAAAGCTACCTAGAATTAAATAGACCAGATGACAATAATGATATTGTTATTGGAATCGGACACCCTAGTTTTTACATTCCCGATATTGACGGGGACAGCGTGATTGAAAGCGTTATAGATTACTTACCAGATGAAATCTATGACACGGACGAAGATTATTTGCATGACGTAGAGCGTGAGCATGTAGACGAGTTAAGTAAAGAATTAACGAATGTATTTCGTGCGTGGTGTAACCGCCACGGATACCACCATAGAGGTATGTTCGTAGAGAATAGTGAGCCATATCATATTAAACGAGAAGAATACAAGGAGATAACACAATGAACATTAAATATTTAGCAGCAATCATGACAATCACAGCATTAACAGCGCCAGCATATGCAACTGGTACAAACAATACAATCGGCGGCACTGATAACATCGCCACGGCTAATAGTGCGGCGGTGTTTGGTTATCAGAACCAAACGCACGCGAATAACACGCTAACATTTGGCGAAAATAACATCACAAACGGAACGAATGCGTTCGCAGGGGGTAATAATTCCAAAGCCGAGGGACGGAATACATTCGCATTTGGCAGCCACGCCGAGGCACTAACCGAATATACCTACGCGATTGGTTCGCAAGCCAAAACGTCGGCTTATAATACAGTCGCTATAGGCAACGGCGCTTACGCTGGCGGTGAAAGTACTATCGTTATCGGTCGAACGAATACAGTCAACGGCAAGAATAGCGTTGTAATTGGTGCCAATAACATGCAAGTAGACGGCGGGCAGTCAACTGTACTCGGATACAATAACCGCGTTGATAATTCCCAAGAACAGACTATTCTAGGCGCTAACAGCCAAACAGCAGGACAAGGCGCGACAGTTATCGGGACGCACTCTAAAGCAATAGCAATTGACGTTTTAGCGATTGGCAATAATACAATCGCAGATAAGTCGAACAGTGTGGCATTGGGGACTAACAGCGTTACAGACGAGGCAGTTGCAACTCGTCAAGTGGTTGTAAACGGCGTAACGCATGTTTTCGCTGGCGATTCCCCTCAATCCGTTGTATCGGTAGGCAGCAAGGGCCGCGCTGGTTATGGTGGCGTGCAATATTACACTCGACAAATCACCAACGTCGCAGCGGGGCAAGTAGACCCTAGCAGTACCGACGCCGTTAATGGCAGTCAGTTGTATGCTGCTTATGACGAAATCAGCAGCAACGGCGTAGCAATTCAAAATTTAGCCAATGCTACCAGCCAACAATTCGTAGCGGTAAATAACACTATCACCGCACAAAATACGCGTATCGGCGATAATACGGCAGCAATTTCTCAACATGAAAGCCAATTACAAAATCATGAGGCTAGAATTACAACGCTGGAACATAACACAGCGGGACAGATTTCCCATGTGTTGAGCGAAGTCGCAAAAACTGGTGCAGCTAATGCAGCACTTTCCGCCTTGCATTGGCTAGGCTATAACGCCGATGACAAACTAACTTTTGCAGCTGGCTATGGACATTACAAAAACGCTAATGCGGCCGCTATTGGGGCATTCTACGCACCGAATGAACATGTATTATTCAACATCGGCGCAACGCTTGGCGGCACTGCAATGATAAACGCTGGCGTATCATTCCGATTGGGCAAAGGTAGCGAGTACGAATTGAATCATAAAGGCAAAATCGCACAGCTCGAGGCACTAGTCAATGAGTTGATTAATGAAGTGGCAGAATTGAAAGAGGCGAAATAATGAAAGGGCTATTACTAACAATTGTGGTTGTATTGGGATTAATGGGAAAGGTTGCGAGCATTGCGCTCGCAATCGCCCTCATACTTTGGCTAATTGGGTTATTCGGAATTACTGGCGGCGATGTGTTAAGAGTGTTATTTACAATGATTGCAATTTACGCGACGTCAATAATATTGTTTGCAATTGCCGAATCAAAAGAGGACTAGCATATGACATTGTTATACAAAAAGCTTAAGGATTACATTTTAACAAGCTACGATTTAAGCAGCTTGGCGAATGCCAGCCATAAATGCACAGCATTTTATGATGAGGGTGAAATTACAAAGCTAGAATATCGAAAGTTGATGAAATGTATTGATAGGATAGTTTTGAAAGGCTGTAAATGCGAAAAAATTGGGTTGTAAAAGGGGAATAACATGTATAATCGCAATGAATTGATAAAAATCGGAATTGATGAAATTGTAAGCTATACGGATTATAGAGGGTTCGTAATAGTTGAATTCAAATGTATGGATAAGATAAGCCCAGATAATTTTCAAAAAGCCTTGCAGTACGTTCGAGAAATTACAAAAGGCGAGCCTTGTAACGAAATATATGTAAGAGCCAATGTATTAATTGATAGGAAATGAGGCGGCAGTATGACAAAGAAAGAATTCACGGACTATTTATTTAAAATTATGTACGAATTAGGGTATAGAAAAGCCGAAGTTGCAAAAGGCGGAGTATTTTTTTACAAATGCGACACGCTTATGACTGTATGGACGCCGAGAGTACCGACAGAATGCACATGTTTCGCTGATAAATGGCAATGTATTGATATTGGCGAGTATCTCGACGTTGTTGACTGGGAAAGCGTTGAGGTGGATACGCCTATATTAGTTGGTAACGATAATAAAACATGGTTCAAACGATATTTTGCGAAATACGAAGACGGAAAGGTGTATGCTTGGTTGAACGGTAAAACATCGTGGAGTTCAACTTGTGAAGTTTCTATTGGGCATTGGAAGTATGCAAAATTGGCAGGTGATAGGGCATGAATAAATACTTGATTACATTTGAGAGCGGTAATTATGAATGGACCAAAGAAAAAGAAATTAAAGGCCTAGCGGACGCTAAGTGCATAGGCGTACAAAAAGCAAAAGAGCAAAATAAAGATATATTTTACCTTGTTGAGTGTACGCAGTGGTGGCCTCGTGCATATGGTTGGTCTTGTGAGCTTGTTAAGGCCATTAAAGACGAATGCGAGCTTTTAGCGTGCGATGATGAAGTGATGAGTAATGTATCAAAGGCCGAAACTGACGAATTACGTCAAGGTGTGGAAAAGTTGGTTAAGCAGTGGCTAATAAGAAACAAACGTATTCCAAAAGGTACATATTATGGAAATGAAACAGCCTATAAGATAGTCAACGGAAAGGCGGTAAGAGTTGGATAAAGAGACGCTTAACAAGATACTTGACGAGATAATGGAAAAAGTATTCGATATTGCCATGTTGATTATAGGGGTGGCGTTTTGCACAACTCTTCTCATGATTGGTATATTTGTAGTAGCGGTACTTTCGCAATGGGCAAAGGGGTAGCATATGGAACATCAAAGGACTTTCACAGAGGGGGAAGTAGAGCAAATTGTCAAAATAGCTGCAGAAACAGCAGCACAAACGGCGATTTCTGAATTTAACAGACGCAATGAAGATATGCTTGCCAAGAAAAACGAGCGAGCCTATAAGAACACTACAACGCTGCTCGAGGGATACACGGCCATGAAAGCACATTGTAAAAGTGCTATCGCTAAAAGTGAGGATACATTGACGCCGAGCGACTTACGAACAGTACTATATGAAGTATTCAACCGCCGCGGACTACTGCAAATTGAGGCGATTCTTGCCAGTAAGCGGCGCACTGAGTTGATTATTGAACACATTGATAGAATGCTAGTATCGTATAGCGAATATTGCGCAAACAGCGGCAAGCATTATTGTGAATGTGTAATTGACCGCTATATTAACGATATGACAATCGGCGAAATAGCCGAGAAACATAACACAGTAGAGCGAAACATATACAGGTGGCTAGAAAAAGGAATAGATGACCTTTCGATATATCTGTTTGGAGCTTATGCGTTGTAAAAGTTGTCAAAAAGTTGTCATATTCAGTGCAATATAGCAATGGTATAATGTTAGTGGTGAATGGTGTTGAAAACGAAGTTTACGTTTCATTTACCCTCCTTTCAAAGCTTATATACATAACGAAAAACCTCGGTTGAGTAACAGGGAACTCGCCGAGGTTTTTCATATTTTCTTTTAGAAACGAGGTGAGACTATGGCGACTAAGACGAAGAAAGCAGAACCAAAGAAAACGCGTAGAGTAGGGCGAACGCCTAAATATGAGCAATGGCTCGAGCCAGATAATTTGATAAAGCTAGAGGGTTGGGCGCGCAATGGCCTCACCGATGAACAAATAGCCAACAATATCGGTATTAATCGAACTACTTTGTACGCATGGAAAGCAAAATATACCGACTTTTCAAACGCATTAAAAAGAGGTAAGGAAGTCATCGACATTATGGTAGAGAACGCCTTGCTTAAAAGTGCTATGGGTTACAAGTATGATGAAGTGGTGAAAGAGCGTATGTATAACCCAGAGACTGGCGAGAGCGAAATTGTAGAGGTAAAGCGAACTACTAAGGACGTGGCACCGAACTCGACCTCTTTGATATTCTGGCTTAAAAATCGACGCCCAGCAGATTGGCGAGACACTAAGAACATAGACGCAGCCGTTGAGGTTAAAAACCCATTCGACGGAATTGATACGGCTGATATTAAAAAACTCATCGGCGATGACTAAACTCGATATACACACATGAAAGGTGGTGAGGATATGCAAATTCGAGATAAGAAAGAAACAATCATAGAACTAGCTAAAAGGGAACTCGCACGGCGCGAGTTTTTTTATTATTGCCAGTTAAAGACAGGAAACTTTTACAAGAAAAGCAGAAAATACCTAGTCAACTTATGCAATGAGCTAGAGCATTTTATCAAGAATGATGAATATAACGTTCTTATCATGAATTTGCCCCCGTAGCCTCGACATGGTAAGAGTTTAACGGCGCAGCACCTTACGCAGTGGTGGCTTGGGAATAATCCAGCCGCCAAGATAATGACTGGTTCATACAACGAGACATTATCTAAAATGTTCAGCAAATCGGTAAGAAACGCAATTCAAGAGAATAAGGCCGATGATGATATTATCGTATTTAGCGACGTATTCCCTAGCGTTCATGTGGCAGTAGGCGACGCACAGGCTCATCTATGGAGCCTAGAGGGATATACGAATTCATATCTAGCTACATCGCCAACAGGTACCGCGACAGGGTTCGGCTGTTCCTTGATGATTATTGACGATATTATTAAGAACAGCGAAGAGGCCTATAATGCCAGCGTGAAAGAGAAACACTGGGAATGGTTTACCAATACCATGCTTTCACGGCTCGAAGAGGGCGGCAAAATTATAATCATCATGACGCGCTGGGCTAGTGATGACCTAGCAGGCAGAGCAATTGAACATTTTAAAGATGACCCGTTATTTAAGGCGAAAGTCATCACCATGAAAGCCTTACAAGACGACGGCTCAATGCTATGCGAAGAGGTGCTATCTAAAGCCTCGTATATGTCAAAGGTTAGGGCTATGGGGGAAGATATAGCCAGCGCTAACTATCAGCAAGTGCCGATTGACCTCAAAGGGTGCTTGTACACGAATATCCTCACATATGACACATTGCCAAGAGATACAAAAGGCAATGTGTTATTTTCTTGTATCAAGAACTATACAGATACAGCCGATACTGGCAGCGATTACCTAGCAAGTATCACCTACGGCGTATATGAGGGAGAGGCTTACGTCCTTGATGTGGTATACACAAAGGACGCTATGGAAACCACAGAGCCAGAGGTAGCGGATATGCTGCATAGAAACGGCGTGAATGTGGCGGACATTGAAAGCAATAACGGCGGCCGAGGGTTTGGCCGTAACATTCAAAGCATACTTAAACAGAAATATAACTCTAATAAGTGCGTGATTAATATGTTTTATCAAAGCGGCAACAAAATAGCCCGCATTCAGTCAAATGCTACATGGGTTATGAATCATGTGTATATGCCTAAGAATTGGCGTGATAGGTGGCCTCAGTTGGCTGCTGACATTACGAGATACCAACGAGAGGGCAAAAACGCACACGATGACGCGCCCGACGCATTAACAGGGATAGCGGAGAAGATAAACGCGCCACAGGTTAGAAGTGGCCGCATTAACATATATTAGAAAGGGGAATACATGGCAATTATTTATTCTAATCCTCGAACAGATGAGTACGAAATACTGCATGACGCCTATTATGGTAGCGGTATGTTCGCCAGCGGCGCAGCAATCACGCCACACAGGCGAGAGGGAACTGAATCGATTAATTTCAGACGTCAAATTGCATATTATCTAAACTATACAGGGCCTATCCTCAACGCGAGCGTAGACCCTATTTTTAAAGATGAAATCAAACGGGAGTATAGCAAATCTGTACTATTTGATGAATTCATTAACGATGTAGACCGAGAGGGTACTACATTGCAGGAATTCACTCGTCAAAACGCAACGCTTGCGAAACTCTACGGCGTTATGTACATCATTGTTGATAATGTAACAGAATTCGGCAACTCATTGGCTGATACGTTAGCAAATCGTTCTATGCCATACCTAACAGCGGTAGAGCCTAAGAATGTAATGAATTTCACATTCGATGATAATGGACGATTATCTGTATTTACCTACGCGACATACTTGGCAAATGCGGACGGCACAGTCAAAACGCATTACCATACTTGGACGCCTACATCATGGAACATCAAAGACGGCGACGGCAAGACGATTGGCGAGGGTGAGCATAACATCGGACGCATTCCTATTGTGCAGTGGTTTGGCCGTGCTGCTCGTAAGCGGGATATATTACCACCGCCCGAGTATTTGAGTATCGCCAAAACGAATGCACATGTTTATAACCTATGTTCGTTATTGTCTCAAATTCTCTACAATCAAACATTCTCAATCTTAACCATGCCAGTAGATAGCAACGGCCTTTCAGACGTAACAATTGGAACGGATAACCTGCTCGCATACCCTCATGATTCAGCGAGGGCTCCCGACTTTATCGCACCAGATAAGGGACCCGCTGAGGTGCTTATGGCTCAAATCGATAAGCTAATCAATGAAATGTATCGCATGAGTGGTATTGATTCAGTAATTGGAGTGCAGCAAGCTAAGAGTGGCGTTGCTAAACAATGGGACTTTGAGCGTACTAATCAGCGACTTTCTGATTTTGCGGTACAATGCGAAAACGCAGAATATGACATTATCGCGTTATATAAACTATGGAGCGGTGATAATATTGAGTATTCTTGCGAGTACCCTCGAGATTTCAAAGTAAATGATGTAACGGAAAGCCTAACACAGGCGCAACAAGCGAAAGACCTTGAATTTAATTCTGATACATTCGACAGTGAAATCTTGAAAAAAGTGATTGACGCTTATATGCCTAACCTTGATAAGGAAGTTAAAGACGAAATCATCGACGAGGCGCAACAAGCAGCCGATGAGGCACGTCAAAATAAAGCGTTTGATGAGTTAGACAGCGGCGCACCGCATGACGATGATGAGGGCGTATACGATGAAGAAAACAGAGACGGCGAAAACGATTGACGAGGCACTCGAACAATTTGAACGCATGATAAAGGAACTTATAGACCTTGGCTATTCCCCCGATATGGCGGTTAGAGTGGCCTATAAGTCTTATCCTATTATGAAATTGTTAGAGGCACCTCTTACGGCTGATATGGTACAGAATTTCAATAATGCATATCATGGCGTGCTGGTTGCTAATCATGTAGCGGGCCATATGCCTTTTAATTACTCTACGCAGTCAATTAGCGAGGCAATGCAAGAGGCTTGGACGAGCGACGGACTAACCCTATCAACGCGACTGCATAACAATGCGGCCAAGATACAACGAGATACGGCGGAAGTGATTCGGCAATCATTGAAACGTGGTAAATCAATCAAGCAAATGGCAAGAGCCATATTTGAGGGTTACGGAAACGGCGGTACAATTCAAAAGGATAAGCTACCGAAATATATCGAAATGGTTAGAGGACTAAAATGGCCTAACTATTTGAATGATGACGAGGTGGCTCAATTCAAGCATGTGCTACGCCAAACAGAAAGACAGGTTCGACAGAATACAACGCCGAGCCTACGAGCCGCGTATACTGGATTGATAAAAGCCGTTGACGAGGCGAGCGCGATTGACTTGTCGAAGTCGGTAAATGTAGCCGTGCAAGAAAAAGCACGATATAACGCCGAACGTATAGCACGCACAGAGGCAGCAAGAGCCTACGCAGACGGGCAAATGCTACGTTATAAGAACGATGATGATGTAGTGGCCTTGAAGTGGCAGCTAAACAGCCGCCACCCTGTATGTGATATATGCGACGTGTATGCAAATGCTGATTTCTACGGATTGGGTAGAGGGATATATCCAAAGGATAAATTCCCAACATTGCCCGCTCACCCTCACTGCTTATGTAAGATTGCCCCTGTATATGATTTCGAGGTTGATATACATAAGGCTGAGGAAAACATCGAAGAGGGCGGAAAGCGATACATTAATTCATTATCTAAAGTCAATCAAGAGCGCATTCTTGGCGTTAATGGGCGAGAACATGTACAACGTGGTAAAGAATCATGGACACAAATGGCGAGAGGTTGGACGGAGGAAGTCTTTCACGTGAGAACGCCAAAGGAAAGCATTATACAATCACAACCTAAAATTATAGAGCCTAAAAATAACAATGTTGATAATCCGTATATTGTTGATAAAAAGAAGATTAATTCTAAGTCTTATAGGGATAATTTTGAGTTGTTATCGTATAAAACAAAGGTTAATGATGCACTACATAGGGAAGCAATCAACTGCTTTAATGTCTCAAATGGCCGTAATGTAGAACGTATTGCGTTAATCGATGCAAGGAATGGTAAGACTATAGAGTATTCTGTAGGAAAGGAAAACTCGAATAAGGTTGGTATTAGCGAACCAGCTGGATATACTCGAGACAATTCAATAGTTGTAATTCATAATCATCCTAATAATAGTGGTTTTTCTCGTGTTGATATAGATACATATGTTAAAACGCCTCAAATACATGGCGCTGTAGTTGTTACAGGAAATGGAAAAATATATTCGGTATCGAGTATAGATAGAGACAAACCCGTTGAAAGGTCTTTCGAGATGCTTTATAATATATATAAAGAAGATTATGGTTTACATAGAGCATCCGATATGGCATTGAATGACTTACATAAAAAGGGGTGGTTAATATATGAAAAACATGAATAATAAAATGTTACTAGATTATATCGACTTTACTCCTAATGAATTTGAAGAATTAATGCAGCAACCTAGAACGTTTTCTAAAGAGGAAGAACGTTTAATAAAAATTAAAACAGATAAGAAAGTTAAAGAAGTATTTGCAAGTTTAGGATATTAAGCCACCTATATATAGGTGGCTTTTTGTATTAAATTCATAATAGATTTACAGGCTCACACTGGCGAAGGTGTGGGCCTTTTATATTGCCATTAAGTAGCAAGCGGCGAAAGGTGGCGCATTCATGTTGAAAAGGAGACAGATACATGACTTTAGCAGAATTGTACGCAAAATTAGAGGAAATTGAGGGCGGTAAAGACCTAATTGCAGGGTTTAAATCCGAGATTTCCAAAATCAATGACGGGGCGAAAACGGAACGCCTAAAACTTGAAAGCAAAATTACCGAATTAACAACGGCGCGCGACGAGTTAAAAGGTAAAGTTGACGAGTACGAGGCGAACAAAGGGCAAAAAACACCCGAAATCATTGCACTTGAAAAGCAAATTAAAGGCCTCACAGACAAATACGAGGCAGCAGAAAAGGCTCGACAAGATGAAATTCAAAAGCGTACCGATTCAGAAATTAGCGCCCAAACTATTGCGGCACTAACAAAGGCAAATTGTACAGACGCCCAAACATTCAGCAAGTTAGTCACTGGACAAATTAGCGTGCAAGATGACGGTAGTTATGGCTGGAAGAAAGAGGACGGCACTATTGGCACTATTGAAGAGTGCGCTACGGCGTTCCTTGCTGACAAGCCTTATGCGGTTAAACCTGCACAAAATGGCGGCAGCGGTGCAGGTGCTGGCAATGCAACAGGCGGAAACGCACAACTTGCCGAAATGTTCAAAATCGCAGGCATTAAACCGCCAAGCGAAAATAATTGATTTACTCACAGAAAAGAGGTAAAACATGGCAATTAATACTTTACAAATGGCACAAAACTTTCAAACATTGCTAGACCAACAAATGGTAGTAGGTGCTACATCTGGCTTTATGGAAGTAAACGCTGGCGAGGTTAAATACAACGGCGGCGATACTGTTAAAATTCCTACTTTATCCGTTGACGGATTAGCAAATTATGACCGCGACAATGGTTATAATCGCGGCGGCGTATCCTTGAAATATCAAGATTTTAAATTGACGCAAGACCGTGGCCGTAAATTCTTACTTGATTCTATGGACGTAGATGAATCTAACTTCCTAGCAACAGGTACCAACGTTATGACAGCGTTCCAAAAAGAACAAGTAATTCCAGAAATTGACGCTTATCGTTATTCCAAGGTGGCAGCTTATGCTACACAAGAAAGCCGTAAAACAGACGCATTCACGCCAGATGATACAAATATCATCAAACAATTAAACAAGGAAATCATGGAAATCGAGGACTTAATCGGTGAAACTGGCGACCTTGTAATTGTAATGAGTGCGCGCGTTCAAAGTATTTTGAACGAGGCAGCAGGTAAAAAAGGCTTGCTCGATGTAGGCAACTTTACACATGGCGCATACAATACACGCGTTCGCATTTACAATGAAATTCCTATTATTGGCGTGCCTAGCGCTCGTATGAAATCTCAATATGTTTTCAATGACGGCACAACTAGCGGCCAAGAAAAGGGCGGTTTTAAAGCTGATACAGGCGCGAAAGCTATCAACTGGCTAATTATGAGCCGTGCGGCAGCGATTGCAGTATCTAAAACTGACCAAATGCGTATTTTTGACCCTAACACTACACAGCAGGCAAATGCTTGGTCTATCGATTATCGTAAATTCCACGATGTATGGGTTCCAAAAAATCGCTTGGCTAGTGTATGGGCTAACTTTGGCGCTTAATTAATAACGGGGGTACATCATGGAGAAATACAGACTTGTAAGAATGAACGTAGTCAAATATACAGATGATGAATTCATTCTTGAACAATTGCTTGATGAGGGTTATGCGTTAGAGCCTGCATTTGAGCCCGACAAAGAGCCAACAGACGGCGCTGGCGGAGTAGACGATAAAGAGCCCGACAAAGAGCCAACAGACGGCGCGAAAAAGTCTACAAAATCCAGTAAGAAATAATCATGAATGCGCGTGAAATCTTTGAGAGAAGATTGAGGCAAGCGGTAAAGGCTAGCGCTAGAGAGGTACAAACGGCGGCGCAGAATAATCACAAATTCACATCGCACACGGGGCAACTCGAGAGGGCTATTGATGTGCGCATGATTGGCGATAAGACAGCAGAGGTATATATCGACAGTCAAGCCGCATATTATGGCCCATTCGTGCATGAGGGAACTCGGCCGCATGACATATTTCCTAAGCAGAAAAAGGCATTGCGTTGGGTTCCTGTAGGCGGTAATGGGTTTGTATTCGCTAAACGTGTACATAACAGAGGCACAAAGGCCGACCCGTTCTTATACGAGGCGCTAGACCATAGCCGTGACGAAATTCGTGATATATTCGCAAAAGCGGTTGATATATCTCTTAATGATGTGGCTCGAGATATTGAGTTAAACGCTAACCGCACGCATTTAGAAATTAAACTGTAAGGGGTTTGATATATGCTATACGAATTTCAAGAGATGACATTCGACGATGAGCTACTAGGCCCTAACGTGCTTGAAACAACGTTGACAAAAGCCGAGCAATGGCTGTATGTGCTAGCTAAACGGCTAGGCGTGCAAGAAAGCGATGTAATTCGTTCATTTGTTGCTGATGAACTCGTAACGCTATACTGCTATCGAGAGACATGCATGAATAAAGCAGCCTCATTGGTAGGGCAGTATAGCCGCAACGGCCAAGACGATGATTATTATTCTAAGAAATTGACATATATCAATGCTAGAATAGCGGTTTTAGAAAACCAAATCACGGCGGAGCAACTAACAGGGCAGCCAGCTAAGTATGCGGGATATAGGTGTATTCCACTATATCGAGGTGGCTAATATGTGGCTTGAATTATTAAACAAAATTAAATACACAATCGAGAAAGCTGGGTTTGACGGAAAAGTCGAACTCGGCTTTTTAAATCCTCAAAATGCGGGCGTCGATACGCTTGGCATGGTAATGCTAGGGCGCGGCGAATGTACACCAATTGACGATAAAGTGCATAACATGCTGAAACAAGAGTTTTATGTTGAAGTATGGACTAAAGAGGACAGTAACGAATTCGGTGCGGCCTATGCACAAATATCGGAACTTGAAAGCAAAATAGAGAAAATCTTGATTGCATTTCGTGAGGCGTGCGGCGTGCTTAATGAGGAGTATTGTGTATTGCAAAATAGCGGCTATCAAGTTGTTGATATTCGCTGCACAAATAAAACAGACGACCATGACAGTATGAGGCCTTTTATCGGCACTCAATACAGGCTCGAGGCTCGTTTGTATGACTTAAATAATGATACTAAAGGGGGTATTTATTAATGGCTGAAACAAAATTATATAAACCAGCGGCGGTAGATATGCCAACAGCGGGCAAGAACTACCTTTTATATTTGAACGTTGGCACAGACGAAAAAGCTGGCGCTAAATGGCTATTATTAGGCGGTCAACGTAGCGGCGACCTTTCTCGTAAAGCTGATAGCATTGACGCGTCTCACAAAGGTTCTGGCGGTTGGAAATCTACTATCGCAGGCCTTAAGGAATGGTCTTTCTCTATCGAAACATTGCTTATGCCTAAAGAGGAAAGCTTAAAACTATTAGAAAAAGCATTCCTTGACGGCGATAATGTAATGATTAAATTCGAGTATCCAGATAAACGTTATTTCACTGGTATCGCCAGCGTAACAGAATTATCTATCAATACGCCTCATGACGGCGTAGCGACTTATAAAGGGTCTTTAAATGGCGTCGGTCCTTTATCCGAATTACAAGACGCATCAGCAAGCAACTCAGTAGTTGGCGGCTAATTCAACAGAATAATCCTACTTTTTTAGAGCTAAACAATAGGAGAGTTATTTATGAAAACAGTTACATGTAATTTATTTAGAGACGGCGATTATATTATGTTCAACATTCAGCGCCTCATGGAATTAGAGGCGGCAGTAGGCAAGCCTATTGGTGAACTTTTACAAATGCCGACTTGGCCTATTAATAGTATTGTTTCGGGTTACGCTATCGGCATGAAACACCATAAGCGGAACCCTCAGCAATACTTTGAATTGATTGACGATTTACTTTCTAAGGAAGATAGCGATGTAAGCTTGTTGACACTGCAAGCGCCATTGATGAAAGCGATTGTTGCGAGCGGAGCATACGGCATGAAAATGTATTATAAAATGTTCCCCGACGAACTTACAAAAGCCGATAAATTGGCAATCGATGAAGAGGCCGAACAACTAAAAAACTAGACGGGGGCCAAC